AAAATCCCTCTACACTAAAGCCTTTAAGCAGTCCTTCCTTCTTTACTTTAGCCCAAGCCTCGTCGTTATCTACTTTAGCAGCGATAAACCAAGTGCCATCCGCTACATTTTCAAAGCCTTTAGGCGGTAATATGCCTAATTCTTTATCTGTAATGAATGATTGGTATAGATACACCGCGTCTAACTTTAGTAGTGGGTCGTGCATCTCGTTAAACTCAGTAGTTTTTTGCTCCTTAAAGTACTTCTGTACTAGCTGATTGATGGTATCCTTCTTGAATATAGCGTAGTACTCACCTCTTTCATCTCTTCTGTAGATAGGTAAGTCTGGGATCATAGCAGCACCCACTACTATTCTCTTCTCTTCATTAAGAACTTCAAACTTTTGTGGTGCAAATGCTTGATAGTTTACACCTGTGGCAGGTGCTTCGACTAATGCAATGGCACTAAGTCCCTCTACATCGTCTGTAAGTCTATATTCAAAGAATGGTAGCATCTATACTTAGATATACTTAAATAGGGTATTATGTCTGAAATGCTATTTGGAATCATTCCACGCAGTTAAAGGTTTATCTTTGTGGTATTAACGCTAAATGTAAAAAGCGTTTTAATGATTTTTAAATAATGTTATGAACTGAAATTATGGAATTTATATTAATACTAATTGGATTTGTTATAGGTGCTGCTTTTATGAGGTGGTGGGTGTATTATCAGAAATGGTAATAATTATTGTTTATAACGCCCGAATATGTGCCTTGTAATCCGTAAGGATTATGGCATATATTGTATGTTATTTAGAATCATTCCACTATCATATTACCACTATATTTGAACTAGAAATGAACGAATTAAAAATAAAAGATTTTACAAATCCACTGCCAAAAGAAGCAGTAAAGCAACATCCTACTAAAACTTATCTGAGCAGCATTAAAGCTGTCTATGTTACTGAAAGGTTTACTGAGTTGTTTGGTGTAGGTGGATGGACTACAAAAGTGCAGGAGGTTAGTCATAATTCATCTAGTGGTATGGTAGTAGTCAAGGTAACATTTGAAGTACCTAAACATTCCATATACTACGAGTGCTATGGAGGTAATGACAATGGAGGGGCTAATAGTAAGAACTTTGATTTAGGCGATGCTTACAAGGGGGCTACTACAGATGCACTAACTAAGATAGGAAGTTATCTAGGGGTAGGTATAGACGTATTTAAAGGATTAAATGATAGTCCTAAAAAAGAATACGAAAAGGATAATATCCCAGTAGTATGGCTAACAGAAACACAAGCAGAAAAAGCTATACAAGACGGCAAAGTAAAGCAGGCATTAGATTACTACGATAGTAAGACAGTAAGAGACGGCAAAAAGTATTGTATGAGTAAAGTATTAAAGACTAAACTACAAGCTGAGGTATAATGAGCAGTAAACTATTTTTACAGATAGAGGAGGAAGATTTCAGCCAACTACCTAAAGACGTAAGAACGTGTTTTAAGCTTCTAAAGTGCGAACCTGATGACCAATACTTGTTTGATGAAGATAGTCACTACAGCGAGTTAATACGCACCTACAAGAAAGCAAGCAAGAAACTTACGGAGTATAAGTTTAATAAAAGACACAGCAAATGAATTATAAATTAATTACAAACGTAGAGGTCGATGGTGTAGACATTAAAGACTATCCAGATTTCTGCGATGCCTTTATATCAAGTGCAGACTATAATGGTGAGCCTATGACAGAGTTTCAATTAGATCAGCTATCAGATGATTTTGTACACGATGAAGTTTTAAAGAGTATAGTATGACAGAGCTAATAAACCAAGTGCTATCTATGCCTGCTAGTCACTGGTACATACTAAGCATAGGCACACTTACAGGAACGATAATACCATTCATTTACTTAGGTAGAGTTATAAGGGAAAACAAACGATTAAAAAAGAAATTAGGATTATGAAAAAACAATTAGAAAAGTTATTAGAGATTGAAACGGCTGAGAATAAAAACAGTTGGAAAAGTAAGTTTGCTATTGAGATGGATATTTGGGAAGAAATAGCATTTTCAATAAATTCTTGTGAAGGTAAAGAGCAATTATTTTGGGAAGGAGTAATGGACTTGTATAATAAAAAATATAGGTAATGGGTAGTTTCACAGACAGCAGAGGTAGAAAGTTCACCAAGCAAGTAATAGATAGAATGGTAAACGATGCGAAGAGGGAAAGGATGCAGATGCAGATAGATGAACACGGTTATAACTTCTGTGAGGATTGCGAGCGTAACGACTGCCAGCCCGTAGATATGTCACACGATATAAGCGTAGACCAATGTCAGAAAGACCCTAACACTCCTTTAGAGTTAGCGTGGAGTATATCAAACATAACACCAAGAGGAAGAAAGTGCCATATTAAGCACGATAGTATAAGTAGATTATGAAACCAAAAGACATAGCATATAAACAAGGATGGGCGTATATGAATCAGCCATTTAGATTAAGCCATATAAAATTCAACTACAAAAGGTTTGATTATTTTATGGCACTACACAAAGCAATAAAGAAAAGAAAATGATGTACACACTAAAATATAGTAAGCCGAAAGAGGTCAATTTTAAGACGGGGCTAACACTAGAGGAGTATAACAGAGCAGAAAGCAAGCATACAAAGGAGGGATACATTTGCGAAAAAGAAATACAAAGAGAAATAAAAAGATGGAAGAGCTAAACGATTTACATTTAAACCAAAGGGTGTCTATGTCTTATGTAACTAATCAAATGCAAATTAAATCAAAGTTTGGTTATTTGGTAAAAATATACAAAGGGGAAGGAAAAATGAAAGTGTGGTTTGATGGAGACAGCAACCCACAGATAGTTTGTAACACAAAGATTACTATAATAAATGACTGAGATAAAGATAACAACAAGCGAAGAGCTAACAAGTAGAGAGAAGATCCAGATGGTAAATGTGCTGATGGGCTTAGACACGTTAAACAATGATCCACTAATTATAATTAACGGAGTAGGGCAGGAGATATAGCCTATTTTGAATGGTTCCAAACAAGCTCCTACTATTGCAAGTAAGGGATAGGCTCTTATCTTTGTGCTAACGAAATAAGGAAATGACAAACACAATCACAAACACAACAGGAAGTAAAGCAGTAAACATAGTAACAACTGCTACAGGTACTATAATAGCATCTTACGTTCAGATATACAAAGGACAAGAGCAAGTACTAGATACAAAAGATTATGCAACTGTAAAAGGTGCTGAGAAGTGGGCTAAAAAAATGTTAAACTAATGGAAGAATTTAAAGGAACTAAAGGTGATTGGAGTGTGGGTAAGACTAAGCACTCCAATAAAGAATTTAAAGGCGGTCATATTTATGTAGATGCCAATACACATAATCAAATGATTGAGGTTAATTTTTCTCCATCTAGTCAAATTGAGGCAATAGCCAACGCTCACCTTATAGCAGCAGCACCAGACCTACTAGCAGCACTGCAAGAGTTGTTAGACGTAGAACAATTAAATGTAAACGCAGTAGTTAAAGCAGATAACAAAGCAAGAGACGCAATTAACAAAGCACTAAACAAATGAAAAGCTACCACATAAACAAACAGACCAAGACCTACACAGATACCACAGTAGGACTTACAAAAGATCACCACCACATTGGTAACTTCCACAGCTTAGATGAGTTTCACACACGCTTAGATATGATGACACTAAACTTATGCGAGGGTAACGATAAACTAATAAGCCACCTAGGAGCTACACAAGCTCTACACGTACCTAAGTACGGAGAGGTTAAAGAGACTGAGGAGCTAGATGCTATGGTATGGCTATGGTGCAATCAGTGGCAGGTAAGGATAGAATTAGACTTTCAAGTTAGACAATCATTATTAAGTTGATATGAAAACAAGCATCTACAAGTACGTAAGAGAGTGCAGACGTAATAGCAGTAATGCTAAGGTATGGGCAGCTAAGCTACCTAATACAGGAAGGCTTATGTTTGCAACAGAGAAAGAGGCTGCCATATATGTAGACAGGTGGTTAATTAAACAAGGATTAGAACCACGGATATTAAAGAAAGTATGACAATCAAAGAAACGATAGAGGTGCTAACAGATGCTAACCTATACAGGAGGGATCAAGAAGTACCATCCATATACAGAGTGCCAAACGGTAAGCAGTTAGGGATAGCAATAGACACAGCAATAGAAGAACTAAAAAAGATATGACACTAGACAAAGCTAAAGAGATGGTAGGGCTTATCTTCGGTCAGGCATACGCTCAGGATAAGGATGTAGTCGCATTCTATATGGAATGTAACGAGATACTAATAGCAGAGGAGAGAGTAAAAGCCTATGAGCTGGGTTATGATATAGGGTACAAGGACGCTAAAGAGAAGTCAACAGCACACGGGGCAAAGTCTTAGTTTGTTACAGGGCGAAGACACATATTAATAATAGTTTATATTTGTAACATTGAATCTGCAAGAGGTCTACTTTGATAAGTCCATTAGAGATTATGCACGTAAGCTAACAGGTAACGAGTTCGATGCTGATGACTTAGTGTCTATTGCCTTTGAGATATGCAGCAGTAAGCCTATTAGTGTAAACCTAAAAGGATACTTTGCAGTTGTAATGCGTAACCAATGGTACAAGAAGTGTAAGAAGAGTGACATAGTACCAAGCATAGCAGACACGGAGAGCGATGACATAGAGTCTACGCTTGACAGGATGTATCATTACTACTCTGACATACTAACTGCTATTTATAACGGGGAGAAGCTTACAGAGATACACAAAGGAAGTGGGATACCATACGGTACATTAAAAGAAGATTACGCTAAGGCGAAAAAAGAATTTAAGATTTTGCATAAACAAACAAAAATAGCATTAATAGTCAGCTCAGATAGTGGGGGAACATACCACCGTCTAAACACTCCATTCAGTAAACTTAAACAAGACTACGGTATAGATGTGCAGATACATTACAACGCAGACGACAGCTTTATACACAGACTTGAAGACGTAACGCACGTAATATACAGCAGAAACATAAGCCGCAAGATGCAGCCCGAAGTAGTAATAGGTGCTTTGAAACTTATGGGCATTAAAGTTATCTGTGACGTATACGACTACTGGATACTGCCTAAAGGTCACCCCACAAGATCACTGTACAAAAGCATTAACTATGACAAGTGTCAAGTTCGTAACATACAACTAGCAGACAGCGTATGGACTACCACGCCACAACTAGCAGATAAAATTAAACAGTATAACAAAAATGTACACGTAGTAAAGAGTGCTATATGGAAGGACGCTAAACAATTTAACCCTACTGCACTATCTTTAAAGTTTGATACCTTCTTCTATATTGGAGGTAAGACTCATTTAAAAGACCTTAAACTTATAGGCAAATCATTTGATGAAGAGGAACTATTTGTTAAGACGCCTAACATCCCTAAGCATTTAGACTGTCACGTCTTAGCACTATCAGACATACACAACTATGCGAATGACTATCACACTAGCGGTATCTCAATCATACCATTAAGGGATACACTATTCAATTCTTTAAAGTCTGAGCTTAAAATGATAGAGTCAGGACACTTCTGCAAGCCTGTGATGGTTTCCAATGTAGAACCTTACACTAACATAGCCACAGGTAAGAACTCTATTAAAGTATTACACAATGACTGGGCTAAGGCAATCAAAAGAATTAAAGGAGAACATAATCTACAGGTAGACTTAGGTATGAAACTCAAAGAAGACGTAGAAACAAAATACAATTTAGATAAGGAAAACAGATTGAGATTACAATTATTATGAACATATCACCAGAATTACACGAGAGACTTACCCAAATAAACCTAGACCAGTCAGGCAACTTTGAGGTAAACAAAGCTACTCCAGACATTAGGAGCGAGTTTATTTGGCTATGCAGAGAGCATTACAGGAACTCACCAGATATGGGCTGCGGTTCGTGTGTGATGAAGTATGTAGTAAAGATACTAAATGACTTCCAACCAAAGGAAGAGCCTAAGAAGAGAACACGTAAAAAGAAAGTAACACCAACAGAAGAACCTACAGAGGAAACGGAATGAACATAAACACAACTAGACAGAAACTCATTGATGCATTAGTAGGGTACAATGCTTATGCGATTGAAAACTCAGATGAGTGTGAGCCTATTGATAACACTATAGAATGTGCAGAAGAGCAAGCAGATGAAATAATAAAGAGACTAGAGATATGAAATACATAATAATACTAATAGCCATCCTTGCAATAGGATGTCAAGAAGAGCCATCGTTACCAGAGCAAGAAGAGGAAGTAGTAGACTGCTATTGTGGTCAAGTAGAGGGATGGAGTGGCAGCAGTTGGACAGTAGACGGCAGACAGCTAACGTGGGGTTACAAGATTACAAACAACTGTACTAACGCTCCTTGGTTTGTTACTATGTCAAGCCCTATTAATGGGAAGGAATATTGTAGAGGTTTTCAATGGTAAAGTACAAGAAGTGTATAGAGCTATTTATAGAGGGGTTATTCCTTGCAGCATTTAGTTGTGCTGTGATGACATTGCTAACATTTATCGTATTTATAATTGTACAACTACTTAAATATATAATAAATTAATATGGCTAAGAAGAAATACATAGAGACACCAGAGAAGATGTGGCAGTTGCCTTACAAAAAGAATGAAGACGGTAATTATATAATAGTACCTAAAAAAAGGGATTACAGCGGTATTGATAGCGTAAACAAAAATAAAAATCCAAATGGGTATATTTATTTTATAAGATGTGAAGGTACTAACTTCTGTAAAATTGGGGTAAGCCGTAATCCAAAGAGAAGAATTACAGACATAGATTCTTACGTTCCGTTTAATTTGGAAATACTTTCAATTCATTTTATGAATAATGTTTATGACATAGAGTCTAATTTAAAAACTGCATTTATAAAACATAGGGTAAGAAGAGAATGGTATTCTTTTAATAATAAACAATGTGCAGATATAATGATAGACTTACATAACCAAGCAGTCAAACAAGATGGGAACTAAAAAAGGACTAACAAAATATATTAAAACACCTAAAGACTTTTTAAAGCTATGGGATGATTACAAGGGGTATGTAGACGAAGACCCTTACAATGACTCGGTACTAAGTAACAAAGGGGACATCAAAACTATCAGCAGAAAAAAACCATATTTAAGACAAGGTTTTGAGTCGTGGGCATACAGAGAGTTGGGTCACCATATACATCAATACATAGACAATCACAATAACGCTTATGAAGACTATTTGGGAGTCGTTACGTGTGCGAGAATGGAATGGGAGACAGATCAAATAAGCGGAAGTTTAACGGGTCAATACAAAGCTCCTCACTTAGTTGCTAGGCTAAATGGGCTAAGCGATAAGCAAGAAGTCAAGCAAGAGACAACCATAAGAGACTTGACAATAGAGGTAATAGATACAAACGTACCACTTTCAGGAGCAGAGAAGGATATAGAAGATTGAAAACAGGTAGTCTATTCAGAGCCAACTACAACAGCACCCACGACGTAGTAGTAAACCAAGGCGGTACGTCAAGCGGTAAGACATACGCTATCCTTCAAGTGCTGTTCACCTTAGCGGTGCAGTCTAAGTGTACTATCACTGTTTG